CCCTCGGCTGCCTCAATAATTTTGACGTAGGCACCGCAGGGCTTATCCGCAAAGATATTCATAGCTTTTGCCGGTTCGGCGGTAACGCAAAATACGCCGGATCAGACCTGGACGAACGCATGACGGAAATATACAACAGCTACCCCGACGAGCTTAAAGAACTGATTATCCCCAGCACGATCCCGCTGTATAACGGCAGCGGCGCCGAGGATATAACCCGCAAGGTGTTTGCTCCCACGTTGACCATGGTAGGCTGCGGCGATAATGAAGGAATAGAAGAAGGTTTAGCATGGCCTATATTTACTGGAAGAAATAGTCGCAAAAAGACCTTTAATAGCCGGGATAATTGCTGGTGGCTTTCCTCACAGTACTCCTCTATCAATGCGCGGTACGTCCTCACGGACGGCTCCGCCTTCATCAGCAACCCCTCGTACTCGGATGGTGTTGTCCCCGCTTTTATAATCCTCCAATCGGTGCAGATTGACGACACACCGGATAATGACGGCAGCTACAGCTTGACGGAACTGCAAAACTATTGCTCGTAAAAAGACTGCGAAAAACATATCAAAGGAGGACAAACAAAATGGAAACAACTGAAAGGACATTCGGCGCTTGCCGCTACTGCGGGCAGCTGCTCAATATCAAGAGCTATTTAGCCCTACACCCAAACATCGACGACCCGGACGAGGACGCGATAGCTACCCTCATATGTGACTGCAAGGAGGCCAGACGCGACCGTGACGCTCACGAGGCTGCCCTTCGGGGAGAGAGCGACCGCATCGAAGCCCTGCAAAAGGCAGAGGACGTGATCGAGGAGCTTTTTGCAGGCAACCCGCACCAGAAGCGCATAGCCGTGGACGAGCAGACGCGAGAGATATTGCGGCAGCTTGCCGAGCGGGTGTACGGCGGATTTGTAGATAAAGCGGTCATAACCACCACGGACGGAGTTAAGGCCACCGTAAAGAGCACCGGCTCCGCCGCTATCGGCATAGCCATAGAGCGCAGCGAGACCAAAAAGGAGAAAAAGGAGATATAACCCATGGAAAGCCGGGAGATATATGACATGCTCCTGCGCTCCGTGGGCGAGCACATGGACACAAAAGGCCGGGCCGCTGTTAGCATCAACGGCAGGCCCGCCCTGATAGTAACGATAGACCGGGAGACCGGAGAGATTACCGCCCGCAATGCGATCACTGACACGACCGCCGCCGACGCGGTAATAGACTACCTCAACACCATCGCCGGGACTAAATACCAAAAAACGCCAAAAAACCGTAGCTATATCAACGCCCGCATTACGGAGGGGCATACGCCGGAGGACTGCCGCCGGGTAATAGACGGCCGCTGGGCAACGTGGAAGGGGACAAGCATGCAGGAGTATATGCGCCCCTGCACCCTGTTTAACAGCGAGAAATTTGAGGGCTACCTTGCGGCGGCGAAAACCAACGTCAAAAAAATCGCTGGGAGTTATTTTATGAACCACATTCAGCACCAATACTCCGCCGACGAGCTGGCGAAAATAGGCGTTGACCTAATCGGGGATTTGGGAGAGGACTAAAAAATGTCAAAAGAGCAATTTCACAGCAGAGTTTATACGGACAGACCGGCTTATGCCGATTTTGCAGCACCTGAGAAGTTTGAGGCCATAAAAAGCATAGTTGCAAAGCGCCTCGTGGAACACCCGAACGCGATATGCTCCTATTCTGGCGGCAGCGATAGCGATATTATGCTGCACCTGATCGAGGAAGTGCGGCACACATTCGACCTTCCGCCAATTAAATATTGTTTCTTCAACACCGGCCTTGAAATGGCGGCTACAAAGCGTCACGTCCGCGAGACGGCAGATAAGTACGGCGTTGAAATTACAGAATATCGCCCGAAGAAAAATATTGTGCTGGCGACAAGAGAGTATGGACAACCATTTGTATCAAAAATAATGTCCGCCGGTTTGGAAGGCGTACAGAAGAAGAACATACCTCTGAGCATCGCGGATGAATATGCCGAAGCAGAGGACAAGGCGGCAAAATATGCGGAACTGTGCGAACGCTATCCGGGCTGCAAAACAACGATAAGTTTTCTTTGCTGCTGTAACGGCAAAGGCGAACCACGCCCGGAAATTCAGCTCGTAATCAACTCGTCCAAATATATGTTGGATTTCATCAAAGAAAACCCGCCACAGTTCAAAATAAGTAACCACTGCTGCAACGTTTGCAAAAAGGCCGTTGCGCACAACGTCCAAAAAGGCTTTGACATGGTTATAACCGGAGAGCGCCGAGACGAGGGCGGCATGAGGTCTGTGCCCAGAAAGGATAATACATCGCTCTGCTTCTCCCAGACGGCAAACGGACAATACCGGCTCAAACCTCTGTACTATGTATCCGATGCTGATAAGGCATGGTACAAGGACTACTACGGTATCCGCTACTCCGATGCTTACGAGGTTTACGGCCTAAAACGTACTGGCTGCTGCGGCTGTGCGATATCCGCGAAGGCGGTAGAAGAACTTGAAAAAATACGTCCCTACGAGCCTAATCTTGTAAAGGCCGCGTGGAACGTATTCGGGGACAGCTACCGGTATAGGGCGATGTACAACGAGTACAAGGCGAAAAGAAGGGAAGAAGAAAGGAAAAGAAAATGAAAAAAAGAACGCTGCCCACCTATACAATCCTGATCCGCACGCCCGCCGGGACGCAGACCATTATTGAGACCAACGATTTTGCAAAAGCCAGACGGACATATGCCCAGTACAAGGGCTCATGCCGCCTGTGCATTGACGGGCGGGAGCTGAGGATACTTGAGGCGGACAAGCTCATGGACGATCACAGCGACAAAGTGATAGAGCAGATATTTATCCCGCGCCGCACAAAGAAAACCGAGGACATACACGCATTAAGTCCTGCCCGGTAACACGGGCAGGACTTGACCTTTTGCCGGGTGCGGCAATCACCCGGTCCTCCATTGATAGGGTGGCGGCAGGTGCGGCCAACGGGGAAACGCCCGCACCGCAAACCACCGCCCCCGGCAAAGGGCCAAGACATGATTATTAAAAAAGGAGGCTACCATGCAGCGGGTTCGGCGTGATATATATTCCGGCGTGGTGCTGGAGCGGATCGTATATACCGTGGGCGACAGGACGCAAAAACCCTACCGCCCGCGAAAACCGAGGTTTAAGACGGACGAAGAAAGGGCGCGGTTTAACTCTGAGGTAGCCCGCCGGGCACATACCCGGATCATCAACGAAAACTTCACCCCGGCCTCGTTATACAGCACACTCACCCAGGATGACGAGCACGAGGTACACGATTTTAAGGACTTCCGCCGCCTCTGCGTCAATTTCCGCCGCCGGCTGCTCTATGCCTACCCGGAGGCGAAAATCGTTATCTACATGGGGCGCGGCAAAAATACCCACCGCATACACGCCCATATGCTGACGGACGGAGTGCCGGAGGAGGCCATACGCAAACAATGGACGCTGGGCAGCGTCAACCGCTGCGAGCACCTCCGGGCGCACATCCACTATGACGGCATAGACCACGGCCCCGATTATACGGGATTAGCCAATTACCTTTTTAACCACTGGACACCGGAGCAGGGCGGGCACCATTACATGGCGACCCGCAACCTTGCCCCCTGCGGTAGGGAGCAGACAAAACCGATAAAACGCAACTACACGCCGGCCAAACCGCCGCATACACCGAGGGACTATATCCTCGTCGAGAGCGGCGCGACAGAGTTCGGCTTTACCTATTTCAAATATGTCAAAATCCCGCCCAAACGGCGGTGTTAAGCGGCGCAAAGCGCAAGGCTTTTACCGGGGCCTTGTAAATGCGTCGGATTTTAGGACGAAAGGCAGATGAAAGACACCAATGCTTGATTCGGGCTTTTACAACATGGATTGTATGGAGGGGATGAAACAATTCCCTGATAAGTTTTTCGACCTCGCCATAGTAGACCCGCCATACGGAAACGCGATAAACCCAGCGGAAGATTCGGCGGGCGGTTCTCCAACTACGATTTGTCGGACGGGCGGGGGTTGGGCGAAGAAATACCGGAAAGGGGGTATCTTTGAGCGCGACCACGATATCCGAACATGGGATATCGCACCAGATGCAGCATATTTTGACGAGCTGGGGCGAGTAAGCAAAAATCAAATAATCTGGGGCGGCAACTACTTCAACCTACCGCCGACACGCTGTTTCTTGGTATGGCAAAAATTAACCATAAGCGAAAAGTTCAGCATGGCGATGTGCGAGTACGCATGGACAAGCTTTAACGATAATGCAAAATTGTTCGCCTGCGCCCCACAAGGCACAGCAAAAGAGAGACGCTTTCACCCTACGCAGAAGCCGATAGCATTGTATACATGGATATTGAACCTTTACGCCAAAGAAGGATACAAGATACTCGATACCCGTGTAGGCAGCGCGTCCAGCCTTATAGCCTGTTACCGTGCAGGGCTTGAATATTGGGGATTTGAAACGCACAAAGGCTATTATCAAAAGGCTACTGAGCGGCTCGAAACCGAAAAAGCACAAATAAGAATGACATTTTAAATACACGAAAGGAGGAAAGACATGCTGACCGACTACCACATGAAGCTCAACCGGGCGGGTATACCCATATGGCGGCCTGCCCAGCCGGTAATAGGCAAAGAGGACGAGCACCAGACCGCCCTGACCAACTGGGCACGGATGATGCGGACGCAGTACCCGGCACTGCAACTCTACCACCACATACCCAACGGCGGCTTACGCGATAAGCGCACCGCTGCGCGGCTGATAGGACAGGGGGTACATTCTGGCGTACCCGATGTATTTATCCCTGCCGCCCGGGGCGGCTACCATGGCATATACGTCGAGCTCAAAACTGGCGCCAATAGTCCAACACCAAATCAAAACGAGTTTATGAGCGGCGCTATAGCCGAGGGCTACTATTGCGCGGTCTGCTACGGCTGGCCGTGTGCCGCCGCAGTGATTGAGGACTATTTACAGATGGGCAAAACAGGAGGTGAGCGGCATGACTAACCACGAATACCTAAAACAGCAATCTCCCGAATGGCTGGCGGACAAACTCGCCGAGATAATGGACTGCGAATGCTGCCCGGCGGCGGTTTATTGCGCCAAATGGATCGGAACACTCTGCGAACTGGGCATATCGGAATGTCAGAGAACGCTGGGAAAATGGCTGAACGCAGAAAGGACGGACAATGAGTAAAGAATATAAAGAGCACATAGAGCGAGAAGATGCAAAGACACGACTTAGAATGTGGATCACAGATTGCGTATTAGACGGGGACAATGAGGCGGCAGACTGTTTTAGGGACTGCATAGACCTCCTTGACAGTATTCCTGCCGCCGATGTTGCTCCAGCTGTGGAACTTGAAGATTTGAGGGCTAAGTATCAGGCGCTCGTCGCTGAAAAAGACAAGAACAGTGGAGACACGGCCGAAACGTATACAACCGGGTATCGCTATGGTCACAGAAACGGGCAGATTGAATTGCTCCAACAGATTTTAGGCATTTTCGATGGTACAAGCGAGCCGGAGGAGACAAATGAGTAAATACATAGATGTTGAAGCGCTGGGTATAGGCATAGCACGGGAAGAAATATTTGCTAAGGTGCGAGCAAGCCGGAGGAGGCAAATGAGTAAAGAGCATATAGAGCACGAAGCGGCTAAGGAACGGCTTAGAATATGGCTCTCGGGTTGCGTATTAGACAGGGCGAAAATGGATAAGGAGGAAGCCGATGAACTGGATTAAAGTGAGAGACAGACTACCAGAAGAAAAGGAACCGGTGATTATCCTGCTGCAAGATGGACAGATTTTTCGCGGCGAGATACGCATGAGACAATTATTGCCGGAATGGTGGTATTACTACGATCCCGGCAGCACTGACATTGACATGCTGGGGCTTTTATATCCCATAGAAAAGTTTGGCGGACTATGGTTTAGAGGTAATCCTGTTATTGCGTGGATGCCCATGCCGGAGCCCCCCGAAGGAGGTAACTGATGAACTGGATAAGCGTGAGGGATAGATTACCTGAAGACCAAGTGGAAGTGCTGGTGGCTACCAGAAGTAAAAATGGAGTGCCAAATATCGACAAAGGGTATCTGGCAATCGACCACTTTATCCATCGTGGACGTGCCGAGGTTACTCATTGGATGCCATTGCCAGAACCACCGAAGGAGGAAAAATGAAACGAGTAATAGCAATAACAATATTAACCCTGCTGACCCTCGCCCTGTGCGGGTGTGGAAAGGCCGAAGCTGGTACTTACAGACTGCGAACGCTGGAAACGGGTGCATTGTATACGATATATGTCGATAACCTCACGGGAATACAATACCTAAAAACATACCAAGGCGGCATGTGCGTAATGGTAGACGCAGAAGGAAGGCCACTGATATGGGAGGGAGAAAAATGATAACGATCCACAACAACGAAGAACCGCTGTACAAGCTGGCGAAGGAAATACACGAAAACGCCGTTGCTCATGGCTGGTGGGACGAGCCTTGCAACCTGCTGGAGATTGTCGCCCTGTGCCATAGCGAGCTGTCCGAGGCTGTAGAGGAGTACCGCGCCGGTCGCGACATGATTTACCCCGGCGTGGGCGGCAAGCCCGAGGGCATAGCCGTCGAAATGGCCGATTGCCTTATTAGGATACTGGACTGGTTCGGGCATGAGGAGCTGGATGTGGACGAGATTGTGCGACAAAAGATGGCCTATAATCGTGGGCGGCCCTATAAGCACGGAAAGAAGTGCTGAAATGAATGACAGAGAAAAGCGTTGGAGAGTTCGGGGGCAACTCCGCCGGTGAGGGAACACGGCAAACCTGTGCCGGAAGAAACAGGCCGAAATAGAGGGGAGGGGGCATCAAAAAGCTAAATCAACCCTCCGTGGTACCGGGGCGGCCCATCGGAAGAAAAATTTTTCGATTTTTGAGATGCTTCAAAAATGAACGGCAATGGGGCGCCCCAAAACAACAAAACTACAAATAAACGGCGGCGGCAAATTGGTCATCGAAAAGATTTGTAAAATTACATCAAAAACGACGGTTTTTAATCCAAAAAGGAGGCGAAAAATTGAATCCGAAAAAAGCAACGCGGGAAAGGCGAGATGAGCGGGCAGCCGTGCGGCGACTGCTGATGTATTGGGGTAATGCAGAGCGCACGAGGACGGAAAAAGAGCGGTTGTTAATTAGCGTTGACGAGGAGATCGAAGCGCAATACGACCTTCACCCGCAGCAGATTACGGGCCTGCCGCACGGTACCGAGCTGTCGGACAGCACTCCGGCCACGGTGATAAAAGCTTCGCGGGAATTAAAAAGACTGCGAAAGAAGAAAAAACGGCTGGAAGACGAATTACAAAATCTCGACCATTGGGTGGGAATGATAGAATTTGAAGTGATGTGCTTGCCGCCGCTGGAATATGAGGCAATAAGACTGCGGTACGTTAAATACGGAGTGGCAAAAGGGGGATATTGGGAGCGGATAGCGCAGCAAATGCACGTCTCGATTGATTGGGCGAAGACCCTTGAGAGACAGGGGGTAGACAGGCTGATAGGCAGAATAGCAGCGTAAAGAGAATACCGTATAAGAGGGCTGACATAGCCCTCTTATATCATTATCCCAAACTTTGCCGCCAGCAGCTCCCGCCGCGCGTGGGGGATCGGTTTGACCCCGGCACACCACGAATGCACTGCGGCCTTGCTTACCTCACAGGCCTCGGCGGCCTGCTCCAACGTCAGGCCACGGGCCTTGAGTTGATCCCGCAAATACTCGCCGTCGCTGAGCACGGGAGCGCACCGGCCCTGCATATATGCAAGCTCCCACATGCCCTGTTGGTTGAGCGGCAGCGCGTGGTCGCCCTCGGTTATATCCTCTGCGCCTTGCAGCGCGTCCCGTATGGCTCTATCGACCTCCGGGGTGAGCTTGCGGTTAATAATCATATACCGCAAGCCCTCACCCAGCCCACGGATGGGCCACATATTAGCTGTCTGCACCCGGCAGTGCGCCCCGATGATGTCGGGGAGCTGCGCCGCCATTATACCATACGCCCGACCCAGGGCCTTAACTGTGTTGTCTGTCATGTTTTACATCCTCCTTTTTGCCGCCGGGCTTGTGACCGGCCTGCCGCATTACCGCCCTTGCGGGCGTCACTCTGCGTTATTTGTATATCTTGACCGTCTCCTGACCGTCTATCGCGGCGGTAGTATTTAATTCATTTACGGGCAAGCGCTTGATCACGGCTGTGCCCTGGTTGATGATGCATTCATACTTATAACGGTAGGTTCTGGTATCTACTGTCAATTCCCTCTTTACACGGTTCTCAAATGCTTTAGTCATTGCTTTTATCTCCTCTCTTGTTATGTCTATATTATATACCTGTCAGATTAAAAAGTCAACCAAAAAGATAAACAGAATAAAATAATAAGGCAAAAACCTTTTATGCGCGAACCGCACCGCACATCATGAAACCAAAACCTATTGTGTAACGAGATAAATAAAACTCAACACTTTCCCACACTCTTTATGTGCTATAATAATACCATCAAAAGGGCTGCGAAGAGCGGCCCTTGAGCATTTTGAGGGAGATGAGCGGCAATATGGCAAGCCGAGCCCTACATTTTTGCCAGTACCCTGGATGTAATGCGCTGACCGCCGGACGATACTGCGATGAGCACCGGACGGCGGACGAACTGCGGCAGCAGGAGCAGATACACGCCCAGGACGAGCGGCGGGGCAGCTCCCGGCAGCGCGGATATGATGCCCGATGGAGCAAATACTCCCGCTGGTATTTGTCGGCCCCGGAACATCAACTCTGCGCCCTGCGGCTGGACGATGGCTGCACTATGGTGGCGCGGTGCGTGGATCACATAGACCCGCCTGACGGGCCGGGCGACCCGCGCTTTTGGAATACCGCCAATCACCAGCCCGCCTGCATACATTGCAACAGCGTCAAAGGACACAAAAAAATCATAGGCAAATACAGAATTTGAGAAAGGAGGAGCCTATGCCGACAGGGAGAAAGCCGAGGCCGTTAAAGCTCGTCGATAACGGCAAAAACCGGCATACCAAAGACACAATGGAAAACCGGGAGAATGGCGAACCTACCGGCTGCTCCGACAAATTAAAACCACCCAAAAGCCTGTCCCCGGAGGCGAAGAAGGAATGGAAAAGGGTAGTAAAGCTCTACCGCCAGCTCGACACCCCGATAATTAACGATCTGGACATATCCGCCCTCGCTGCCTACTGCGAGAGTGTGGCGATATACCAAAAAGCCGAGGCGGAATACCAAAACGGCCCGCTTATATACCGGGCGGCGGACGGCAAGCCAACGGAAAACCCATATATCACCATCATGCGCCGGGAGGGGCAGAATATCATAAAATACGCCGAGCAGCTGTGCCTGTCGCCGGTGGGCCGTGCTCGCATGGGTGTAGCAGCAGCGAAAAAAGCCGCAGAGAGCGACCCCATGGCCGCATATCTGAGCAAGTACGGTGGTTAACTCGAACAAGGCCCTCGAAGTTATCGAGTTTGTACAGGCCCTTAAACATACCGGCGATTTTTACGGCAAACCCTTTGTGCTTTTACCATGGCAGATAGAGGTCATAAACTCCGTATACGGCACCGTGACCGCCGAGGGCATGCGGCAGTACCGCATGGCATATTTGGAGATCGCCAAGAAAAACGGCAAGACCGAACTTATTGCCGCGCTGAGCTTGTATCACCTGGTCATGGACGCACCGGGCGGCGAGATATACTGCGGCGCCGCAGACAGGAACCAGGCATCAATAGCTTTTAACGCCGCAAAGAGCATGGTGGAGCAAAGCGAAGTATTGTCCAAGATAATCAAAATCAAAGACAGCACGAAGGAAATGCTGAATCTCCGCACACACAGCCGCTTTAAAGTGCTGTCGGCAGAGGCGGCGACCAAACACGGCCTTAACCCCTCCGTGGTCATCATAGATGAACTACACGCCCACCCCAAGCGGGACTTGTGGGACGTGCTGACATTTGGTACGGGTGCTGCACGGAATGAGCAGCTCATATGGTGCATCACCACCGCGGGCGACGACCCCGACCGCAAAAGTGTGGGTTGGGAACAGCACGAAATAGCAACAAAGGTGCTGAGCGGCGAACTGACAGACCCGGCGTTTTACGCCAAAATCTATACCGTCCCTGAGGACGCGGACATATACGATGAAACAAATTGGTACTTAGCCAATCCCTCGCTGGGCGTATCCATCAAAATTGAGAATGTGCGCAGCGAGGCGATAAAGGCCCGAAACAGCCCGGCGGCAGAGAAGCTCTTCCGGTGGCTCCGGCTCAATCAATGGATCTCGCTTAAACGCACCGGCTGGCTGCCCATCACCCTATGGGATGATACCGAAGGGGGCTGGCATAAATCCGATATGCTGGGGCGGCCCTGTTATGTAGGCATAGACCTGTCCAGCACCACCGACCTGACCGCCGTGGCGGCCCTTTTCCCACCGCTGCCGGAGGAAACGGAGTGGCGCTTTTTTGTGGATGCGTGGATCCCGGAGGAAAACATGCGGGAACGGGAGCACCGGGACCACGTGCCTTTTGGCAAATGGGTGCAGGCGGGGCATATGCACGCGACCCCCGGCAACTGTGTGGACTACGCCTATATTGCCAACTATCTGGACAAGCTCATGCTGGACTATGACATCAAATATATTGCGGCGGACGAGTGGCGCATAGATTCCCTGCGCCCCCTCATGCAGCAGGAGGTTGCGGCGCAGAAGATAATCACCATACCCCAGACCATGAGCGGCATGTCCCCAGCAATGAAGGAAATTGAGCGGCTTCTACGCGAGGGCGAAATGACCCACGAGAGGAACCCTTGCGGGCGCTGGGCGTTTGGCAATGTAGTAGTAGCCCAGGACGGCAACGAGAACATAAAACCCATGAAAAACCGGAGCATAGAGCGGATAGACCCGATGTGCGCCCTGATAGACGCGATGGCGGCGGCGGTAAAACTGGAACCCAAGCGCAGCGTATACGAGCACCGCGGCCTGAGAATAGTGTGAGGTAAACAGTGAAGAGATTTAAACTTTTTGGCAAAACATACGAAATACGGGCGGCGGACGTTAAAACACTGCCCTCCGTATCAGATGATAGCGCATGGCAGATGTACCTTGCAGGGCAGGGTTACGCCATAAGCGCAGAGGGGGCGCTGCAGGTCGCGGCGGTATTCAGGTGTGTTGACCTGATAAGCAAGACCATGGCGGCGTTGCCCCTGCACATGTACAAAAATGCCGGGGAGGGCAAACAAAAGGCACGGGATCATCCCCTGTATAAGCTGTTGTATGTGCTGCCCAACCGCACCACCACGGCGTATGAGCTTATGCAAATGCTTGTGGCAAACATGCTGCTCACTCGCGGCGGGTATCTCCGCATAGTGCGGGACAGATACGGCTTTGTGCGACACCTCAAAAATCTGCCCACCTCCTGCTGCTCGGAAGTGTACACCAACCGGGAAAACGGGGAACAGTATATATACGTCACCTATGACGGCATAACAGAAACGCTCCGGGAGGGCGATTTTGTCTTTATTCCCGGTTTTAGATTTGGCGACCGCACGCCGGAAGACCCAATGACCATAGCCGCAAGCGTGCTGGGACTGAATAACAGCATGACACAATACGCGCAAAGGGGCTTTTCCGGTACTTCCCCCGGCGGCTATATAACCTATCCGGGGCAACTCTCCGATACGGCATATGAGCGCTTCAAAAAGGACTTCCAGAGCAACTACGGCGGCGCAGAAAACGCCGGGAAATGGATGTTTCTGGAAAACGGCTCCACGGCGCAGCCGTGGGACAGGGACATGTCAAAGACACAACTCCTTGATAGCCGCAAATGGGCTGTAACCGAGATATGCCGCATTTTCGGCGTTCCCCCGCACATGTGCATGGATCTGGAAAAGGCCACCTTTTCGAACATCGAGCAGCAGAGCGCCGAGTTTGTACGTGACTGCATAAATCCCCTATCCGTGCGTATAGAGCAGGCCCTTTACCGTGACCTGTTGAGCGAGGCGGAGCAGGCGAAGTATTATTTTAAATTCAACACAAACAGCCTGCTGAGGGGCGACACCGCCACCCGCACGAGCTACTACAACACCATGCGGCAAAACGGCGTGATGTGTGCTGACGATATCCGCGAACTGGAGGATATGAACCCCATACCCAACGGGCTGGGCAAGATATATTTTATCAACGGCAACATGCTGCCGCTGGAAAACGCAAAACTCAACGCGCCTAAAAGCGCGCAAGCGAAAGGAGCATCCCTGAAAAATGAATAAATTTTGGGAGTTTAAGGCTCTCGGCAACGCCGGTGAGCTTTTTTTGTACGGAGAGATCAGCGATACGTCATGGTGGGGCGACGAAATAACCCCTGCGCAATTTCAAAAAGAATTGGCGGCGCTGGGGGATATATCCACCCTTGATGTGTATATCAACAGCCCCGGCGGGGACATCTTTGCGGGATTTAGCCTGTACAACATCCTCAACCGCCACCCGGCGGCAAAAAACGTGCATATAGACGGCCTCGCCGCATCCGCCGCATCAGTGGTTGCCATGGCGGGCGATACCATCAAAATGCCCGAAAACGCCACGTTGATGATACATAATGCATGGACATACGCCGGCGGCGGGGCGGAGGACTTACGCAGGACCGCCGACGAGCTCGACCGCATCAATGACCAGATAGCGGACATATACGCCGCCCGCACCGGCAAGGAGAAGGACGAGATATCCGCCCTTATGACAGCAGAAACGTGGATGAGCGGCACCGAAGCGCTTAATATGGGCTTTGTAAACGAACTCATCGAAAACAAAAAGGTCGCGGCTTGTGCGGATACCGAAAAGTGGTTTGCGCTGTACAAGCACGCGCCGAAGGAACCGCCGGAAAACAGGGAGCCTGACAACGGGGGAGCAATCCAGCCCGCAGCAGATATAAACACCGCACTGCAGGAGCAGCGCAAGAGATTCAGAGCGACTAAACTAAAAATTTTGGAGGTATAAGTAACCGATGAAGAAACTCTACGAAATGATGCAGGATCGCGCAAATGTCGCAACCCAGATGCGCGAAATAATGAACAAATTTGAAGACGGCGTGATGGACGCGGAATCCACCGAGACCTATAACCGGCTCGAAAAGGAGTTTGACACGCTCAACGCCAACATAATCCGCGAGCAGAAGCAGCTCGAGCGGGAACGCGCCGCCGGTGAAGTGATCGACAAGCTGGGCGACAAGAAGGACGAGCACATTAAAGTATTTGCCCGTGCACTGCAGGGCGATCCCGAGTCCATAACCAGGTACAAAAACACCACCATGACCCTTGGCACAAACGCTACCGCCGGTTATCTGACCGCACCCGTGGAATTTGTCAACCAGCTCATAGCCGGGCTCAAAAATGACATGTTTATGCGCCAGATATGCAACGTTGTGGGCCCCATAGGTCAGGCACAGAGCCTTGGGTATCCCAGCCTGACTACCGATGCGTCTGATGTGGCATGGACAACCGAGGTGGCGGCAGCCCCCGAAGAGGCGACCATCGCCTTCGGCCGCCGCGAATTTAAGCCCCAGCGCCTTGCCAAACTGATTAAGATATCCAAGACCCTCATGCGCCACGCACCCAGCCCTGATCAGACCGTGCTTGACCGCATATTGTACAAGATCGAGGCGGCGCAGGAAAACGCCTTTATGAGCGGAACGGGCACTAACCAGCCTTTGGGCATCTTTACCGCCTCTGACAGCGGCATAGCCACCGGGCGCGACGTTACCGCCGCTTCCGCCACCGCCGTGGCCACCGACGACCTGATAGAGTGCAAATACGGCGTGAAGGGCCAGTATATGCGCGGGGCCTCCTGGGTAATGCACCGCGACCTCTGCAAGATGATCGCAAAGCTCAAGGACAGCGACGGCCAGTATATATGGCAGCCCTCCGTGCAGGCAGGACAGCCTGATATGCTGCTGGGCGCTCCCGTATATATGTCCGAGTACGCGCCTAACGCCGTAGCCACGGACAAGTACGTGGCAGTATACGGCGACTTTAAAACCGGCTATTGGGTATGCGACAGCGACGGCCTCTACATACAGGTGCTTAACGAGCTGTACGCCGTCAACAACGAGATAGGCTACGTTGTCGAGTACTATGGCGACGGCGCACCCGTAGTAGGCGAGGCGTTCAGCCGCCTGAAGATGAAGGCGAGCTGATGAAAATCAAAATGTTGACCTTAGCAGCCGGGCCGGAGGGAGTAACCCCGCCCGGCTCCATCATTGACATAGACGAGGCAACGGCGCGGCAGCTCATCAGGGGCTGTTACGCCATAGCCATGGAGGCTGACAATGGTAATAACAAGACAACCCCCAGCAGTGGAACCGCTAAGCCTCGAAGAGGTAAAACTGCATCTGCGGAATAACCCCGGCGATACCAGCGAGGACAAGGATATAATAGCTCCTCTCATAAGCGCGGCCCGCGAATATTGCGAGAACTATTGCGGGAAGTCATTTGCGGAGCAGTCCATAACCGCTTACCCGGAGGTGAGCGGCACTATGACACTCCCGCGTGGCCCCGTGATAAGCGTGGACAGCGTTACAGTGGACGGCGAGGCGGTGGAGTATACCGCAGACGTGCGCCGCGGCACCGTGACGGTAAACAAGCCCGGCGCAGTCATAACCTACACCGCAGGATACGAGGAGACACCCTACCTTGTGCGACAGGCCATGCTCCTGCTCATAGGCCATTGGTACACCAACCGGGAGGCTGTGATACAGGGTTCTACGACCGAGATAGACATAGCGGTTCGCGCGATGCTGAATCAATATAAAGGCTGGTGGTTTTGATGGCAATTAAAGCTGGAGCAGGCGAAATGCGAACGAAAATCACCATAAAAGCGCCGGAATACAGCATCAAAGCCGGATTCAGCGCGGAAAGCTTTAAAAATGTTTTCCCCGGCCCCGTGTGGTGCAAGTGGGTGAATGCCCACGGTACGGAGGTATATCAGGCGGAAGAACTGCACTTGCGGCAGCCCGTGACCATAACCATGCGCTACTCGCCCCTTGTGACCGTCGAGTGCCGCATATGGCATGAGCGGGATGCCGAGCCTTACGAGATCATCAGCATAGACAACATAGGCGACCGCCGGGAATTTTTGGAGATTAAGGCTCAGAGGGTGGTGACGGCATGACCATAGCGGAGATACTCAAGGATGGATACACCGTATGCCACCCGCCCTACATGGGCGACCAGCGCAGCTATATCACGTATCAGTGCATGGGCCAGATCGGGACGCTATACGCAGAGGGCGCAGAAAAGGAAACGGGCGTGATGTACTCTGTGGATTACTACACCGACACTCCCCCGTTCGAGCTGGCTATAAAGGATATCAAGGGCAGGCTCGCTGCGGCAGGCTGGAGTTGCACTGTGGACGCGGAAATATACGAAGTGGACACGGGACTGTACCACATTGCCATGACCGCGGTGGGCGTAGGAGGGATATATGGCTAACGTTGAGTTTTCCGGATTTGATGAGGTGGAGGCGGCCCTAAAAGGCGTAAGGGACGGCATGGACGAACTAAACGACGAACTGATGAACGATGGCGCAGACTATGCAAAACAGGAAATCGAACGGGCCATATATCAGTATGGCGAATATCGTACCGGCTCTCTGCTACGCTCTATCAAAAAATCAAAAGGCAAGGATAAGGACGGCTCCCGCTATGTTATGGTGAAGCCCACAGGGAAAAACGACAGCGGCGCGTCCAATGGGCAAGTGGCATTCAGCCGCAACTATGGGCGCTCTAACGACCCCGGTTCCCGTTTCTGGACAATAGCCGAGGAACGCGCAGTAAAGAAATTTGAGGAAATTTTGAACCAAAAGGTAAACCTATTTTTTAAGCAGAAAGGATTGGATTAAATGCCTACTTTTGATCTCAGAGGAATAAAAATCGGCAAATATATAAACACCGAGGGCACTATCACTTATGAAACGCCCATAAGTATGGGCGATGCCATGAGCGTGGAGCTGAACCTGACCGCTGCCGAGGGCAGACTGTACGCCGAGAGCCGCCTTGCCGAGTACAAGAAACTCATAACCGGCGGCACTGCCAGCGTTGGAGTGAAATACATCACCGACGCGGCACAGAAACTGCTTTTTGGCATGAGCGAAAATACGCGCAACGTAGGAACAAACACCTCACAAAAGAGCCTTAAAGCCACTGCGAAGGACATTGCGAAGTATGTCGGCATGGGCTTTTACGCCCCGGACGCTATTGACGGCACGGACAAATATACCGCCGTCTTTGTGTACAAGGTGCTTTTTGGCGCACCCGGCTATGTATACGCCACAAAAGGCGACAGCATCACCTTCCAGACTCCCACGACCACGGGCGAGTTTTTAGCAGATGACAGCGAGGACAAGAATATCATGGAGATTGCAATACTGGCAAGCGAAAGCGATGCGGTAGCGTGGATAAACAAGTGCTTCGGCGCGTCATAAAAGGAGAACGGCATGGATATAAGACTGAAAACCGCAAAATACACCTTTGACGGACAGGAAATGACCCTCTGCTGCAACATGAATGTGCTGGCGGACGTGCAGGAAATGTTTGACGGCAATATATCAAAAGCGCTCAGGAGCGCTACGACAAAGACAATCTTGTGCTTTTTGACTGCCATGATAAACGACTATCTTGACAGCGAGGGCTCCGACAAGTCTTATACCGTGAAGCAAGTGGGGCGGCTCATACCGCCCTCACAGCTTTCGGGCGTAACGTCGCTCGTGATGGACCTGACTGCAGCGGCGCTTCGCGGCGATGAGGAAGCGGAACCAAAAAACGCGAAAACCACGCGGAAGACGAACCCATAAATTTCGCGTGGTATCTTACGGTATGGGTGATACGATTCGGACTGAGTGAAAGGGAATTCTGGAAAACGGCCACGCCGTACAGGATAGCAAGAATAATCAAAGAATATGCAAAAATACAGGGCATAACGCAGGAGAAAACTAAAAGCCTATCCGCATTTTTGGGAGGTACGTAAATGCCGAGCATAAGAACAAAATTTATAGCCGAAGGGGAAAAGGAATATAAAGAAGCGCTGAAAAGCATAGATAACGGCATGAAAGTGCTGCAATCGGAATCAAAAAAGCTGGCGGCGCAGTTTGAGGATAATGCCGATTCCGTCGAGGCGTTGAACGCAAAAAACAAAAACCTCGACGAAAGCGTGTTGAACCTGAAAGACAAACTGGAATTGCAGGAAGAGTGGCTAAAGAAGGTGGGCGCGGCCTATGGCGAGGCCGACGAACGCACGATGCGCATGAAAAAGGCCGTGAACGACACCGAAACGGCGCTCATAAAAGCCGAAAAAGAGCTGAAAAACAACACGGAAGCCTTGAAAGAGTACGGCGATGGGGCTGATAATGCGGGGGACAACAGCAAGGGGCTGGGCGATGCGCTCGATGAACTGGGCAGCAAATTTGGAATAAGCCTGCCGGACAACATCAAGGGAACCCTCGACGGGATGGTGAAGATAGACGGTCAATCCATGGCGCTGATAGGCACGTTTGCGGCGGTAGCCGCCGCGATAGTGGTGGTAGAAAAAGCGCTTATCGACTTGACGGTGCAGCAGGCAGAATGGGCCAAAGAAATCGAGAGCGGTTCATCTCAGCTTGGCATGTCCACCGAATCATATCAGCAGCTCGATTATGTCATGCAGTCCGTGGGTTACTCGATGGATCAGGCTAAGGGAGACCTTTCCGCCCTTGCAGAGAAAGCACAGGACGCCGCCAGCGGCTCCGGCGAAGCGGCGGAAATGTTCGACCGCCTCGGCGTATCGGTGACAAACACCGACGGCACAATGAAATCACAGGCACAGCTTTTTACAGAGGTATACAGCGCTCTGGCACAGATGTCCGACGTAACCGATAGAAATGCAATAGCCTCAAAACTGCTGGGAACGACCGGCGAAGAAGCCGTTATCCCCATGCTTGAAAAATACGGCAGGGCAATAGAACAGATAGCCTCGGCAGCGCCCATCGTGAAGGACGAGGACATACAAAAGCTGGCCTCTCTCAGCGATTCGCTCGGAATGTTCGAGGCAAAAATGGAAGCCGCGAAAAGCAAAGTTGCGGCTGCTTTTGCACCGGCCCTCGAACAGGTAATACAGATCGTGGGCGACCTTGCGATGCAATTTGCGGAGTTTGCGGCGGATACGGGGTTGGTTGACCTTTTCGGCACAATCATCGAACTGGCGGGCAACCTGTTACAGGCGTTAGAGCCGGTGCTGGATATACTCAACCTGCTAAAGCCGGTATTCCAGACGATTGGCGGCGTACTGGCCCTGTTCGCGGACGCGGTGAAGGTGGTCGTAAACGCTGTGGGAGCGCTTACAGACACGCTGGATTATCTTTTCTCCTTCGGGCAGAAGAGATTTGACACCTCGAATATACAGAGCATAGCCAACGTCTTTAACGGCACAGACAGCAGCTTCGGGCGTTGGATGGGCAGCGTGGCGCATAACGCCGCTGGCACCGACAACTGGCGCGGCGGCCTGACTTGGGTAGGCGAGAACGGCCCGGAACTGATAGACTTGCCGAAGGGGAGCAGAGTGCTGAATAATCAGGAGAGCCGCGGCGTGGGCGGCGACACCTTTAATATCAGAGTTGATATGTCGCAGATAAGCGATATACAAAAACTGGTAGACATGGCGAACAACTACCGACGCAGCGTGCGGATGGGGTACGGAGGATAATATGGCGACATTAGCAGACTTGCCGCTCGGGGCAACAATACTCATCCCGGTAGGCACCGAAGAAAACAGGTTATGCGAAGTGGCAGATAAAAATAACCTCGTACCCGGAGGCGCGGTGCTGGTATACAAAAATGCATACGAAGAATCGGAGTTTGGAAACTCGACCCTATACCCGGACGGAACACTGGATAACCTTATAAAAAATACGATATTCAACAGTTTCCCGCAAACGCTGCGCGAAAAAATGATGAATGTTACCTTTGCTCTCAAAGGCAGCAATAGCATAACCCGCAAGATGTTCGCCCTGACCTACACCATGGCGGGCTTTGGCAATAACAGCGGAGTTGCGGAGGGCAAAGCTCTCCAATATTACACCAGCAACATCAGGCGCATAAAGAAAAAGGGGGGCGCATCGACCCTCTGGTGGCTTTCTTCGCAGAACTCCTCTGACGGCGCGTGGAGCGTCAACGCGGCCGGCTCCTCCTTCAGCTACCGCCCCTCGGGCTCGGGCGGGGTTGTCCCCGCTTTTGTAATCCCCCAATCAACACAACTGGAAGACGACCAAAACCAATACGGCAACTACTTCATAAAGGGCTTACTCCCGAACGACGAAATAACCGTAACAACGACAAAACCGAAAAACACATACGCCGGAAGCTGGGACACGATAAATTTTGAGTGGACATACGCAAGCCGTGAGGGGTTAGCACAGAAAAAATACGAACTGCAATATAAGGACGCATCTCACGCTGATTGGACTGCGTTGGCCTCCGCAGAATCGGCAAATACTAATGTAAATATACCTCCAAACACTTTTGCCGCAGGCATCGTAAAATGGCGCGTGCGCTGCACGAACGCAAACAATCAAGTTAGCGCATGGAGCGAAGAAGCGTCATTTACGGCTCAGGGCAAACCATCCACACCGACGGTATCCGCAACGGCAAGCCCGAGGCCGGAAATAACATGGACAGGCGAGGGGCAGCTTGCCTATCAAATAAAGATCGACAATGCAGTATTGCACACCGCTTACAGCACTGACGGGCGGTATAAGGTTAAAGAATATCTGACTGATGGCGCGCACATAGCCGCAGTGCGGATACAGAACGAATACGGCCTTTGGAGCGATTGGGGAACGGCTGAATTTACCGTTGCCAACACCCCGGGCGCGCCAATAACACTTTTTGCCGCGGGCGGCGAAAAAGCGGCCCTTGCATGGACGGAAACGGATCACAAAACTTACTATATTTACCGCGATGACATACCAATAGCAAAAACCACGGCACACACATACTCCGACCAAATGGCCATAGGGACGCACAAATATAAAGTGCGCGGCGTTGCTGGAGACAGTTACTCCATGTCCAATGAGGTCACGGTCACGCTTTCGGTAGACGCGCCGGAGATAGCGGCGCTGGGCGAAATGCAATGGTTGCGGCTGGAATATTCCACCGCGCAGAATAGCCCGCTGGGCGTGTCGACGTATCAGGATGTAGCGTATCAGTTTTACGCCGGGCGGCGGTACCCCGTGGCTGAGACCTCGCAGCAAATAACCAAAATATACAGTTTTAACGCTGCTTTTAACGATGCGGCGCAGGCAGCGGCTTTTGAGAGGCTGCTGGGCAAGACCGTGATATACAGAGATCAGCACGGCTGCCTGTGCACCGGCCCGCTGATGGGCTTCGAGCTGAGCATAGACCAGTTTTTCAGGGCGTTTTCGTGCAGCGTACAGCAGACGGACAACAATGAGAGGATTGAGCATGATTGATACGATGAGCGTAGTAGCCAGCCGCTTTGAGGTGATACGCAACGGGGCTGTTACAGAGCACAATCTGACGGCGGTGGGAGATGACTATCCCACCGTCACCATGGCTGTCGACGGCGAAATAAAGACCTCCATGTACGGCGTGTTCGAGCATAACGACAATGTGGATTATCTAAACGATGAAATAAAGCCGTATTACATCAAGGACGGCATAGAGCATCCTCTCGGCGTATACATGATAGGCACACTGACCACAAAACACACGAAATACGGCAAGAATGAGGACACCATAGAGGCATACGACCGCGCGCTGAGGCTCAAACAGACCAAAACCGAGACCCGATATTATGTTGCGGCGGGGACGCCATACATGACTGCGATACAGGGCCTTATCCGGGGCGCCGGAATACCGCGCATACAGATGGACGATTGCGAGGACACCCTTGCCACAGACCGCGAGGACTGGGAGATAGGCACGGAATATCTCACCATCATCAATGCGCTGCTGTCCGAGATAAACTTCTCGGATATTTGGTTTGACTTTGATGGGGTGGCACACCTCGAAAAATATGACGCGCCCTCGAGCGCGAATATCGACAGGGAGTACCGGGACGACGAATATAGTATTATCGCCCCGGAATATACAGAGGAAATGGACATATATGAGGCCCCCAACGTTTTCATCGTCAACGTATCTAACCCTGACTATGACAACCCCATGACCGCAACGGGTATAAATGACAGCATGATCTCCGCTTTGTCCACGGTACGCAGGGGGCGGCGCATATTGGCGACGCCGGTTGAACTGGATAATATAGCAAGCCAGACGGCGCTGCAAAAATACGCGGATAATCTTGCTGTGAAATCCATGTTTGCAACGCAAAAAATCAAATTTTACACGGCCGTAAACCCGGCCCATGGCGTAGGAGATGTTATCGCGCTGTATAACGGGGAGCTGGTAGGCGTGTACGAAGAAACCGACTGGAAAATAGAAATACGCCCTGGCGCCCTCATGGAGCATCAGGCAAAAAAGGTGGTGTTCGTGTGATATATCAGGAGCAGGAAGCACTGTTTTTACAAAAGCGCAGGCCATCAGCGGCGAAATTTGCCTCTGTGGTGGCAGTGTCCGGCGGCAAAGCCACATTAAAATTTGACGGTGAAACTACCGCTACGCAGAAACGCTATAAATATAACGCCGCGCTCTCGTTGAAAGCGGGCGACCGGGTAAAAGTGAATAAAATATCCGGCACTTATGTCATAGAATACAAACTGTAGGAGGGCGACTATGCTTACAGGCATTATACGCGGGCAGAGGCTTATGCTGCGCACACCCATTGTGGTGGCGGACAGCATAAACTATCTGACTGCAAAATTTGCGTTTGACGCCAACTGGAAGGGCCGCGTTATCACGGCCTATTTTGTATGCGGAGATAAGACCATAACCGCGGAGCTCACAAGCGGCGAAATCACTGCAGCGCAGGGAATAAACCTCACTGCGGGACGCTGGGAACTGAAACTATCCGGCATAAAGGCCAACAGCCGCGTGACGGCGGGCCCGGTATGGTTTGACGTACTGCCGTTCGGCGCTGCGGATGGCGAACTGCCGGATATATCCCTGACGCAGTACGAACAACTCCTTGCGAAAATCGGCGACATGGACGAGCTGACCACCGCAGACAAGAATACCCTTGTAGCGGCCATAAACGAGGCGGCGCAGAGCGGCGGCGGTTCCGGTGGCGGGGGATTGCCGGCGGGCGGAACGCCAGGGCAGGTACTCACTCGAACCGCAAACGGCTCGGCGTGGCAGGACGGCACTCCAGGCCCCGTCGGCCCCCAAGGCCCCGAAGGCAAGAAAGGCGATAAAGGCGACACGGGAGCCGCAGGAGAAACGGGCCCCACTGGCCCCAAAGGTGAACAGGGTATCCAAGGGCCTAAAGGCGACCCCGGAGACAAGGGAGAAACGGGCCCCAAGGGGGATACGGGAGCCACGGGCGAACGAGGCCCCGCAGGAGCGCACTATACGCCTTCTGTGACCGCTGACGGCGATTTATCGTGGAGTAATAACGGCGGGCTGGATAACCCCGCCACAGTCAATATAAGGGGGCCACAGGGCGCACAGGGAGCCAAAGGTGACACGGGCGAAGGATTTGCCGTGTTGGGCTATTATGCTTCCCTCTCGGCATTACAAGCCGGAGTATCTAACCCCTCCGCTGGTGACGCTTACGGCGTGGGCGCGGGCGAACCGTATGATATATATATCTGGGACGGCGTAAATTCCAAGTGGGTAAACAACGGCCCCTTGCAGGGCGCAAAAGGTGAGCAAGGCCCCACTGGCCCTAAAGGCGATACGGGCCCCAAGGGCGACCCCGGCGCGAAGGGCGACACGGGGGCAAGGGGAGAACAAGGCCCCACGGGCGCAGCCGCCGGATTCGGCACACCTACCGCCACGGCGACCACCCTTGACGCGGGAACCCCCGCTACCGTAGAAGTGACAGCTTCCGGTGCAGATACCGCAAAGGTGTTCACCTTTAAGTTCGGCGTCCCCAAGGGCGAAAAGGGCGCGACTGGTGAGCAGGGCGCAAAGGGTGAGCAGGGAGCGAAAGGAGACGCTGGCCCCAAAGGCGACACCGGCCCGTACTTTACCCCCTCGGTATCCGCCGAGGGCATACTCTCATGGAGCAATAACGGCGGCCTCGCTAATCCTCCCGACGTCAACATAAAAGGCCCGCAGGGCGAACAGGGCATACAAGGTATCCAAGGCCCCGAAGGCCCGCAGGGCTTGCAGGGCATACAAGGCGAGCAAGGCATACAAGGGGAGCAGGGAGCCAAGGGAGACCCCGGCGCAAAAGGCGACCCCGGCACAGCCGCAGGGTTTGGCACGCCCACTGCTACGGCAAACACCCTCACCGCCGGAGCCGCCGCCACCGTAAAGGTAACGGCAAGCGGCGCGGACGCCGCAAAGGTATTTGATTTTGAGTTCGGTATCCCGCAGGGCGAAAAAGGCGCGACGGGCGAAAAAGGCGCGACAGGCGACCCCGGCGCGAAGGGCGATACTGGCCCCAAGGGCGAACAGGGTATCCAAGGCCCCAAGGGCGCGGACGGCCCCAAGGGCGACACCGGCCCGTATTTTACCCCCGCCGTCTCTGCCGAGGGCATAATCTCATGGAGCAACAACGGCGGGCTGGATAACCCCGCAAGCGTCAGCATCAAAGGCCCGCAGGGGGCAAAGGGCGACACGGGAACGAAAGGCGACACTGGCGCACAGGGCGAACAGGGCCCCGCTGGCCCTAACGAGATAACCGCCGACACCGCGACCAGCATTAACGGCCTGCTCAAAGGCACAGGCGGCAAAGTGGCGCAGGCCGCGGGCGGCGTGGACTATCTGACCCCGCCTGTTATGGCTTCCTCCCTCCCCGCCAGCGGCACGGCGCTGACGGCAAACACCATATATAACGTATCCTCTCCTGTGGGTACATACGTGTTTACCCCGCCCGCCTCCGGCTGGGCGCACGGCACATTCAGTACGGCGGCCTCGGTTGCGGTGTCGTTTGTGAGCGGGGCGAACTATTTAGGCGAGGCCCCGGCAATAGAGGCAAGCAAGACCTATGAATTTGACGTATACAACGGTGTGTGGGCAGTGCAGGAGGTTGTAAGCGCATGATAGGTATGCTAAGAAGGAGGCTGATGTATAGTATGGCAAAAGCAAAAAATATATCAACGGGAACATTTTCTGATACGAACCAAAATCAACATACGCTTACGGTGCAAACTGTTGGTTTTAAACCGGATCATGTCATATTTACTATAATTTCTGGCAGTGGGAATGCCAGCCGTTTAGTTTCATTTTTCGATGGTGCTGTTGCGTTAGCATCTTCCGGCGACATGAACTTTATTAAAACCTCACGATACGGCTACCAATATAATGACAATGGCTTTACGATGAACGCTGGTGCAAACAGTATGAACGGCACTTACCGCTATGTAGCATGGCAAGAATAAAAAGGAGCATACAATGTTAAACACAAACTATGCCAAGCTGGCGGGCGGGTATCCCGAATATTTACGCCTACCGGTTGAGTTGAAGTCGCCGCTTATAATCAACGGTGTGACGCACCCCGCAGGGGCGCACCTCTCCACCAATGACGATGCGGCAATAAAGGAGCTGGGCTATAAGCCTGTGACCCGTTCCCCCATGCCCTCAAAGGAGGGCTTTTATTATACGGAGAGCTGGGAGGACAGCGGCGAAGCGATAGTCCAGAGCTGGACGGAGCATGAGGCGCAGGCCACCACGCAGGACTATATAGACGCGCTTGCGGAACTGGGGGTGAACGTGAATGACGCGCAGTGAACTTATGGCGCTGGTAGCCGTGCGTAAAGCGGAAATCGAGGCGCACGAGACCGACCTTGTAGAGGTGCTGACGGCGGCGCGGGCAGGGCTTACCCCCACCCCCACCCAGGGCGCACCGTGGGACGCTGAGACCCGCTATATAACCGGGGATACGGTAGAGGGCTATATCGCCCTCAAATACAGCCGCAACAAGCCCCCTGCTGCAAACCTCGGCACATATTGGGCGGTGCAGACCGTGACCTATCCCGCGTGGGGCGACATCGAGGACGGCACGGTGATTGAGGTAGACACCATAGTTACCTACAACGGCAAAACGTGGCAATGCACCGAGCAGCACATCAAGTCCACCGTCTACAAGCCCAAGACGGGAAGCTCCAAATGGAGCGAATACACGGAATAAGGAGCCGCACGGCTCTTTTTTCATAATTAAAAAAACAAA